TATAGTCTCACGAAAAGGGAGGGGTCATAGGGGAACCGTAGGTTCACCTGCACTAGTATAAAGAAATAACTGTATTATATTTTACAATACCTTTCAACCTCCTTCCCACTTTTAATAAAATGAGCGCTTCTAATTCCGCCGCCAAAAAACGTCGTGCATTAATTCCTCCAAATGCTTCGGATTTACCGCCCAGTATTGGAGGAAGGCCATTTAATGCCATGTCTGGTCCTCCGCCACCGCCACCACAAAATGGTCGAGTATTAAATGCCCCTCCCCCTCCGCCACCACCTCAGTCACAACAGGGTTTTACACTTCCACAGGTTATTGCATTAATCGACAAACGACTAGTATTTTTAGAGAAAAGTGTGGATGAATTAAATTCCAAACCGGCAATACCCCCCATCGCCGCCCCCGCCCCACAACAATATTCCCCCAACCTTCAAACACAAACTGTTTCATCCAGTCCATCATCCTATGATGAAGAAATTACCGCTATTAATGAATATTTAGATGAATATAATTCCCGATTTGAAATATTAACCAATGAAATTGCTGAAATAAAATCTATTGTTTTAAAATTACAGACATATACGATGGATGTGAATAAAATGCTTTTAGAAGAAAAACAATCAAATACGTATCAGACATCAATAGACGAAAATATACAATATAATTTTCAGAATACTGTCGAAACCACCGAAAACAACACTCAAACGGATACAGAAGAAAACCAAGAGTTAAATGGATAATATAAGTATTTCACAACATTTTTCATATATTAAAACAATCAAAAACATACAAAAACATACAAAAACATACAAAAACAATCAAAAACAATCAAAAACAATCAAAAATATACAAAAACATACAAAAACATACAAAAACATACAAAAACATACAAAAACATACAAAAACATACAAAAACATACAAAAACAACCAAAAACAACCAAAAACAACCAAAAATAAATAAAAAGGGAGGGGTCATAGGGGAACCGTAGGTTCACCTAGTTAAATGTATAAAAAAATATTGTTATACATTTAATATTAAAGAATATTATTGTTTGTTATCAACCATGTTCCAAAAAACCAAACAACTTTTTAAAAAAACATCAACTCCAACAACCACAATAATGGACGAAATGCAACTTAATTTCCTTTTAAAAAACACAGTTTATATATTGCCATGTGAGTCTTTAGGGACGGATGGCGGTTCTCCAATATCAAATAAAGTATATATTGATTATCCGCTATTTAAACAATTTGTTAATCCATCCAATTTCGACAAAGTATTGGATTATTTTGCGGAATTACTGATTGAAATATTAGGCGCACATCCAACAATTCACTTGCATGTAAATTTACGCACATTTTCAGTGACTGCAATTGAAAAATTCAAAGATATTATATTAAAATTTTACGATAAATATAGTGTTGATTATGTTGATAAAATACAGGCGACATTCATTTATTTTACGCCATCCATTTTTACCGCAATACATACCGCATTTGTTAAATTATCACCCTATTCGGCATCATTCGATGTAATTCCAACACTGTATTCCCCGAAAGAATCGGAGGAATTGGTTGAGAATCTTTTACGGACACGGCGTGAAATATGCAATCTACAAACTTATTCCCACACGTATGGCGGGGATGAAACGAATGAATTAACAGATGACGCATATAACATGATTATATAATATTTATATATCAACATAATTGCATTTATAAAAAACATGTCCATTAAACCCTTATAAAAATAATATAAATATTCCAATTATATTATTTTATACACAAATAAAAACAAAAATAATCATACTATCACCATATCTCCCCAAAAAATGCATTTTGAAATACAACCCATTATGCACGCACCCCAACATAATATGCATTATATTTTCGACCCCGTCATGCATTTCGACTATGTCGGTTATTTTAACATACGCCCTCCTCAACCGAAACAATACGTTGTTAATATTATGTTTATGGAAACATCGTGTTATGTTATTGACTCCACCGGCCCTCCTTACGTCAATACAATCATCGATTTTGAAGAGCCGAATTTCGCCCCCTTGCGGGATGAATCCGAATATGTGAAAAACATTGGTATGGTGACTAAAAAATTAACAATATGTCCTTTTAGTGCGGAATATTTCAATCGAATAATGGGAAAACGTGTCGCCACCGCAGTGTTTTATCCAACCGATATTACTCAAATCACCAAGACATTGGGGGAGGCACAGATGGAAGACAAAACAGAAACGGCATTATATATTGGTGTTGGCGGAATAGGTGTTGCAGGTATTGGCAATTTGCGGACAATAGACGAATTATGTGCGCGTTCAACCTACCCAACTCCATTGGAGCCCACTTATTTGGGGAAATTCAAAGGATTGTATAAATCCAAAATCGCGCTTTGTATAAACCATTTGATTTACAGTGAATCGAATATGTGGATGAGAAATGAAATCATACAAAAAATGCCGGATATTATTAAGGATGTGGTGGATGATGGTGTTACATTGCCACAATTGAAATCGCGCGTATTTGAGGCGGGATTTGCAAAATGCATTCCATTGGTTTTATATGATGACTATAAATTAATTGAAACATATTTTACTCCTGATGTGGATTTTTTATATTTCCATTCAATGGACGAATTGGACGCGTTAATAGAACGTATTGTTGCAAATTACGATGATTATAAATATATTGCTATGAATGCGTATAATAAATGCATGGCAAATTATACATTTGAACATTTTATTGAACGCTATATTTTGGAATAATAGTGGTGTTTATCGTTGTATTATTTCTTTCACCGTTTTAAATGTCAATTGACATCTAAATATTATTTATTATTTTAATAAATTGTAATTGTATATCATAACAATTTTTATAATATATTTAAATATTGTTATTATTAGAGTTTGACGAAAGAATCAAAATCACCATTTGTTTTTTTTCACATTAATATGTTGATGTCCTTTTTTGCGCGATTTATTCGGGTCAAATTCTTCTTCTTCGTCATCGCTACCTAATCCTTTGGATATTTCCCAGAATTCTTTGCTTCCCAATTTAAAATCAGGACGTGGCTCGGCCTTGTACCAAAACACTTGATCGGTTATTTTGTCCGTTTTGGCATTATTATGAATAACCATACATTCATAATTTTGAGATGTTTGACCAAATACGCTGCAAAACGATTCAAGAGTCGGAAACATACTTGCATAATTTTCCCAAATGCGTTTTCTGTTTCCCAACGACGGTTCTCTTAAAATAAAAACATAATCGATATTGCAACGTAAAATGGGGGGAACACCGAGTGGATACTGCAATGTAATAATGAGGAGTATTTTCCAATGTCGGCCGTTTAAAAAAAGGAGTCGCATTAATTTGTCACGTGTCCAACTGCTGTCGTAAAGACAATCGTCTAAAATACAGAAACAACGGGGGTCAATTGTGGTTCGTCTAAATTGTTCCATTTCATGTTTCATTTGTTTGAGGACGACTTTCTGTCGTCGAAGGACATTTTCAATTAAAACCGAATTATATTCATTATGAATAAATAGGGCGGGGACGTGACTGGCGTAAAACCCGTTTCCGGCTTCTGTTCCGGAAATAACCGTCCCAATGGGGACATCCTTATGATGAAACAGTAAATCGCGCACTAAAAACGATTTGCCCGTATCTCTTCTTCCAATCATCACAACCACTGGACCTTTTGCCTCATCGGGGCGGAATGTTATCCATCTCATATCGAATTTTTTTAATTCTAAAGTCATTTGTTGTTGTGGTTATTGTTGTTGTTGTATTTGTAGTATTAATAGTATTGTTGTATTGTTTTATTATTGTATTATTGTATTTGTAGTATAATATATATTATTTATGGAAAACCGCACGATTCATAATGGTTGTTGTATTAATATTTAGTATTGTAAAACATTAAATATTAATATTATCGTATATATTATTTTATGCATATTTACATCGTTTTTAAATAAAAAATCCATAACATAAATTTGCATTTTAGTAATCTACATCACCGTCATCGTTCATTTCTAAAAATATATCAATATGGTTTTTTAGTCTCGCATTTAAATTATAAATAAACATTTCTTTATCGTTTAATTCCGCAAGTATTTTACATTTTTCATCTTTATTATTTTTATATTTTTCCAAATTATTTTTAATGTCGTTAAAAAAATCATATATATATGTTGGTTGATAACTCCTATATTTATACAATTCATCAATCGTATAATCAATACTATTTTTTTTAGTTTTCGGTTTATTTTTGTAACAATACAAATAAAAATTATATATTTGTTCGTGATATTCGCTGTATGTTGTATATAAATATTTGTTAATACACTCTTTTATTATTGTATTATTTTTTTCAATATTTAAGTCATAA